TAGTGGATTACCTAAAGAAGCAGGTAACCAAAATGTGGATAAAAGAACTGAGAGGCGAATTGGTTGAGTGAACTATTAGAAATAGCGAAGGAATGGAAAAAAGAAATGGATAGATTAAATGCAGAAACCGATAAAAGACTAGAAGAATTTTTAAAGATGAGTGAAAAAAGCAAAGTATGGAGGCATAAAAATGAGTGAAGAAGTGAAGCGGTTGGAAAGAGAATTGAAGACTGCTAGAATACAGGAAAAAACAACGCATGAAGAAAACAAAACGGTGAATCGAGATTTTACTATAGGGTTGAAGGATACCAAACCAAGACCCGCACCAAAATCAGATAAGATTCCTAATGTTGGTGTAAATCCGCGTAAAGCAACGAATAAACGCGAAAATATACCTTTCTATTGAGGGATAGTAATGGTATACGCTAGTTTTTTTGATATTTTAATGAAAACAGATAAAAAACAACAACGTGTTAATGCAGAGGCAAAGAATCGCCTACGAATACATTTAGAATCTCAAAAAGATAAGTTATCTGAGGAAAGATATCAAGAATTAGATGCACTAGTTCCTCAAAAACATGAGGATGCTCCATCCCCACGAAAAACACTAGAAAGGGGAGAAGTTAGTTTGTTTACCTTAGTTTCTCAAAGTATTAAAAATGATGAAAAGAAGGAACTACAATCGGCTTTTCGGGCAACTAAGAATCTTTGGCCTAAAAACGAACACCCATTAGAACAGCAAGTTATAGATGATTGGAAGACTTCTAAGCGCGAATACAATACTTTCTTGAATGATTTAAATGCAGAGATAGTCAGGAAGAAAAAACAATTTGATTTAGTTGAAGGAGGTAACCACCCGAATATTACCCATGATATTGATATGCCTAGATTATTAGCGGCTAAAAAATTCTTATCTGAGATATATGGAAGAATTAATTTTGAAGTGTATGATGTTGCTCGTCAGCAAGGGAAGGACAAAGACTTACCCATTTCAACTCTGTTGCGTAAGTTATTTACTGCAGAAACAACCAATATGACAACTGAACAAGCATGGTTTTCGTTAAAGAAACGGGCTTTCTTTGGGGCGGCTAATCTTAGAAAGGTGGGATTTACTATTGGTAGGTTTAAGAATGGAAAATCATTGAAAGGACTTAGGCCTAAATTAGATTCTTCTGTTTTAGATGCTTTGGTGGATAGATATGGGGAAGGCCGGGAGAGAGGATATGATATTTTACTACGAATTGCAGAAGAAAGAAGATTAGTGATTCCATTAGAACAACCCCGTATTGCTAATCTCAAAAATATCATGAGTGCAAGGCATAAAATGGTTGATATAGAAAAAGATAGAATAGATTTTATGAAAATATTGTCTACAGATAGTCCTGAAGACGATGTTAGATACATAATGAATCATCCAAGAATTCAAGAATTACTTTGGGCAGTAGAAAGGAACTATAGGGACGTAGAGAGTGGAGATAATTTTGAAAATAAAGATGAAGGATTAGAAGAATTAAAAACTTTCTTTGGTCAATTGGCATATATTGGTAAATATATTAATGAAAATTTAAACCCCAAGTCTAGCATAGAAGTCCCAAGTAAATTATTGAAGAAGTTTGGGCTTTCGTATGTAGGGTTAGATGAGCACTATGCTGAAACTATTTCAGATAGGGTAGAAACTATATTGGCTGACCCTCCCGAAGGAGATGAAGAAGCATGAGTTGGCAAGACGTTCTAAAGGTTATGACAGGTGCTAATGCTGTTGGTCATGCGGCAGTAGGAATACATGATGCATTGACAGAAGAGGAAGAGGAAGAAACAAATATTTTTGGATTTAAAAAATCTGTCCTTGAGAAGGTAGATGAAAAACAGAAGAAAAGAGTCAAGAAACTACTGCAAGCATCCCAACCAACAAAATTCTTCGGCAAGGATATGACAATGCTATCAGATTTGATTGATGAGTTGAAATCATTGGATTTAGTTAAGACAGATACAACATTCAAAAAGAAGATGAAAGTGTTTGACGAGAAGAATCTAGAAATACTTGCATCTGCCGCAGAGGTTCGTAAAGACTACGAAGTTCTATACGAAAGCCTACGAAAAATAGTTTATCCTAAGCAAAAGAAGAAGTTGGTGAAAGAATGAGTGATGATAATGAAATGATATTACTACTAAAGGAACTAGTAGATAAGGTAAAAAATCTAGAACAAGCAGTTTACAACAAGGACAATCTTCTGATGAAATCAGGTTTTGTTGTAGCGGATTCTCCTATACCACATTTGACTAACAACAAAACGGTATCATCAGGCGATGCAATTGCTAAGATGGATTGGGATGATATTCACAAGATGGCAAACAATTTAGGGTGATATGATGGAATGGGAAACAATAATTAAACAAAGTGAAGGGCTAAGAGAAGTAAATGCATTTATGATGTGGATGAATAATACCAGTCCAGCAGATATAGTGGAAATGTTATTTGGTGAAGTTTATGGTGGCTATGACCAAAAATGGATTAAGTTATATCAACAGGGTTTCAATCATTTTTGGGTTGCTTTAGATGATGGTAATAGAAGTAAAATTATGGAAGCGGCTTTAGAGAAATACGGGTGATAAAATGGATTATGGAAAAAACAACAACAAACTAAAGTTAGTAAATGACGCAATAGCGAAAGCAAAAGAACTTCTTCAAGAAGCAGGAGAAAATAATGGGCTGGAATTAGATGAACCACTTATGGGTGAAGCAGTAGCAGTAACAAGACCACCTAAGAAAGGTAAGGAAGATTCTACTGCTATGCCTAAAGATGCCAATGTTGCTTTTGCTGGAGATACTAACGAAGGCTGAATTACATGCCTCGTTCTGGTTTAGTGTTTGATAAAAAAAGCAAGCCCCTAACGAAACGCATTTTAAATTTTTTTGAGAGAATCAGATTCTCTTATCTTTCTGCTAAAGAAGACCCAAAGGAATATGGGACTAAGTGGAAAGAATCAGTGAAGAAACTACGTGAACAGTTTGATGGTTTGGATGATTTCACTAGAGAAATAAAAAAATACGTTGATGAAGAAACTTTGTTTGATGAACAATCATTAGACCCTGAGTCTAATCAAGCAGAAGAATTGTATAAATCTATACGTAAGATGAGATTCAAATCTAATAAGGTGAGTGACCCCTTTGCTATAGCCATAGGCGAAGATAAGGTTGTAGAGAAACTAATGGAACATGACTACTTATTTGTAGCATTCATTCATTATGCAATGCGTTCTCATGCTAATGTTCTACCAGATAAACTACTTGAGGCTCATGGGTTTAAGGCAGATAATATAACACAAGGTGTTCTAGGATTGGACTTAGAACCAAAAGATATCCCTATCTATCTTAGTGAGCATTATGGTGATGATGTTGATACTAAGAGATTAAAGAGCAAATTCAAGAAATTATTCTCCCAATTTAAGAGTATGTTTAATGAACAATACGATGATGATAATTGGGAAAATCTCATAGAGTTGGATATCAATAAATCCGAGGATGATGAGAAATTGGGGTTTATCATTCCGAATAAGCCCATGTATCGAATCTTTGAGATTAATGATATTAAGGAATTGAAGGGATTTACTGGCGAGTGGGTAGTTCAAGAGAAATATGATGGTATGCGAATACAAATACACAAAACTAATGGTGATGTGAAAATTTATTCTATAATGAAAAGGACATTACTGAAAAATGCCCAGACCAAGTTAAAGCAATGGGAAATAAGGCTTTTCAGAATTGTATTTTTGATGCAGAATTAATGCTATTCAAGGATGATGAGGCCCTACATAGAGCAGACACGATAAAGCACGTTTTCAAGAAAGAGACTGCTGGAACTCTAAGAGCACATGTTTTTGATATAATGCAACATGAAGACAAGAGTGTTATTGATGAACCTCTTCGGGAGAGAATCAATATCCTTTTCTATCAATATAGTGAACATTCAGATGAGGCATTGGCATTTCCTTCTAAGAAAGATACTAGAATTGCTGATTCGTTAAAAGAAGTGGAAACCTATTCTGAAGACATCATGAAATTACCCACCTCCGAAGGGGTAGTAATAAAAGATATAGAATCTACTTATTATAAGGGTACAAAGAAAAATCCTAAATGGATTAAATGGAAGAAATTCGTAGATTTAGATGTTATTGTATTAGATAAGAAGAAGACAAAGAGTAATCTATATTCTTACACAATGGGTATCGGCCCGGTATCGGTAGAGTATGCAAAGGAAAATAATACCACTGAAATAGATGGGGAAGATTATATTCCAGTTGGGAAGGCTCTTAACACCAAGAAAAATGTTCAGATTGGCTCTATTATTAGAGTGAAAGTAGATGAAGTAAAGAAGACTAATGGCAAATTTAGTTTGTATTCTGCTAAATTAATTGAAATCCCAGAAGTTGATTCTCCAGACAAGTTAGAGACTCTTGAGCAACTTTCTACTAAGACAAAGAAATCCCTTGCGGTTCTACCTGAAGTGGCTAGAGAGGTAGGTAGGACATTTAGAGTTAGTAGTGGGTTATCTGATACTAAGAAAACATATCATATAACAGATAATATTCATGGTTCTGCTGAGATAATTCTCAAACATGACTTGGATGGATTTACTATTTATGGATTTAAGGGAGATGAACTCATGCAGAAGAATGCTTTGTATGACATTGATATATGGAAGGAGCAATTAGATGAGGAAATTAAAAAGGTTCGTGAAGATTTTCGCAATGGGGTTAGAGCATTCCTATTAGAAAGACAAGGCATTACTACCCAAATAGATAGAATTTTGACTTGGATTGAACAACAACCAGAATTACAAGAACCCTTTGAGCAGATATTTGAAAACGATATCAAAATATTTGAGAAATGGTTGATTAGACAGGATGAGCATGGTATTCTATATGACCCTAAGAAGAAATCCTTCAAGGCAGATAAAAGCATTCTAATGAAAGAAAGTGAAGATGTAGGGCAATTTAAAATCGTTAAAAAAGAAGATGGTAACATAGATTTAGTAATAGATGCAGATAAAATGAGGAATGTTTGGACAATAAGATTAGAAGATAGTGAGGATATCTATGACTTATTTGGGAAGTCTGGTAAATATCCTGCTATTGTAGGAGAATATTCTGGTGAGGGTAAAACATTAGATGAAGGGAAATTGACATTTGGGATGCAGAAACATGGTTATCATGAATACAAGATAATTGGAGATAAATTTGAAACAAGAATGCATTTCCGAGTAGTTCCAGTAAATGAAAAAAGAGCATGGTTGACTTGGACAGGAAAAAAGCAGGATATGCTTGATTACAAAGGAGATAGCGAATTACAGGATATATCTAAAGATAAATACAAGGGGCTACCATTTCCTCCAGAAGCAAATGGTTGATATAGTAAGAAAAAAGGATTGTTTTGATGCTTAAGTCTAAAGGACTGTTACTGAAGAGTGGAGAAGGGTTTTTCGATATACTAAAATCAGATGACTTAATTATAGGGGGATATGCATCAATAGAAGTTGTTGACAAACAAAACGACTTAATTACATTAGAAGCACTAGACGATGCAGTTCACAAATTCATGGGAGAGAACAGTTATAGAAACGTAATGTCCAACCATTCAAATGTACAAGTAGGAGAGGTAATAGAGTCACATAGAGACAACAATGGTGTTTTACACAAAACCCAAGTTGATGATGTAGGATTCTATGTAGTTATAAAACTCCGAGAAGATATAGAAAAGGCAAAAGAAATTTCAAGAGGCATTAGGAAAGGAACACTAAGGTCATTTAGTATAGGGGGGCAAGCGATTTCTAAGAAAAGCAGAACAAATTCTGAACTTGGTAAGTATAACGAAATAGACAAGTTAGAATTACATGAAGTAACAATCTGTGAAAAAGGAATCAACCCAGAAGCAAAATTCGACATCTTAAAACAAGAGGTCGGAGGTGAACAAAAAATGTCAGAAAAACTGGAAAAAGCACTGGAGGAATTGAACGGCTTGATGTCTCAAGTTAACGATATCCGAAAGGATGAAGAACAAAATATGGAGGCGCCACTACCACTAGACGAAGAAGAACTAGAAGAAGCGGCTGTTCCTCCTATGAATGCGTCAACGGAATTACAGGCTATGGAATACAAAGCCGGTAAGAAAGATGAGGAGAAGGAAGATGAGAAGAAAGCCCTAGATGAGGAAGGCGCTAGAAACGAAGCAGGTAATACTGTTATCGAGAATGGCACACCCCAAGCGGCTTCTATTACTCTAAAGGGGTTTGAGAATGATGATTTTTCAACACTAAACTTATCTTCTGAAAATGTGGAAAAGGCATACGAGCAATTCAAGGCCGAACAACTTGAGAAGATTGCATATGATGACTTACAAAAGAAATTTTCGGCACGATTTGATTCTGAGAAAGATGTCAGAAAGGAATCTGCTGAGAGAGCCGAGTATGATGCAAAGTCAGAAGTAGCCATTCTTAAGGAAGAGTTTGCAGACCTACGCAAGTCTCTAACTGAGAAGGATAGCGAAATTCGCAAGACTGCTGAAATCGCTATGTCTCTACCTGAGAATACCCCAACCTCTATTGATGAGGCGGCGGCTATGTCATGGGATGATATTCACAACTTAGTGAGGGGTGATTAAAATGTCAACTGGATATATACAAACAATGAGAGACTTAGAGAACGCAACATACGGAATTAGGGGAGGAGCAGGTAATCAACTTCTAAAAGCCGGTGGAATTGTAGGGGGATTCGGAGGAACGTCTGCTGAAGGCATTCGTCACGATACCGCTACTTTGGATATGCAGGGAACTGCCGCCGTAGGACTAGGTGACCTTTACGGACTAGTTTACGGACAGAAGGTTTGGTCTATGCTAAATAGGGAAGTCAACGCTTTCGCTATGGTAGCAAAGAGGCCATACACTTCTAGCGGTTGGAGAATCCTGAAGTCAAGGCCACTCGGTGGTTCTGCGGCTGCTTTCGGAATTGGAACAACAGCAGTTGCGGCAAACATTAACAGCGCAGACTCCGCAACACCAAGAGCAGACCAGATTGGTGGTGTAGAAGAGAATGCTAAGTTAGGTGACTCAAATGGTTTCAGGCCATTAGCACCCGAATACACCAAACTCTTCGTGAGTCCGAAGATTATCGCCCATATGTTTGAGTTCTCAGAACTTGGAATGGAGATGGCGGCAATTGATGACGGTGTTGGTGACATTAGGGCTATTGTCCGTGAGGATATGGCAAAGCATCACGCTGAGGTTCAGAACAAGATGCTACTAATGCCTCTTGAGCGATATGATGACGGAACTGCAAGTGACATAGATAGGAACTACACTTCTCTAATGAAGGTAGTTTCTTCATCTGATGAATTGGCTGCTTTGGGAACTGCTGACAGGTTCACTACTGGTGCAAACGACAGCGGTGTAACTCAACTAATTGAGGCAACATACAGGGTATTCGGAAATTCAGACCGAAAGCCAACTGCTGCAGACACAGCATACACAGGTAATGATACCTTTATGGATGCAGTCGTTAACTTCGGTGATGGATATGCGGCTACTGATGCAAGGCCTCTAACTCTGACTCTACTAAACAGTATAATCAGAGATTTGAGGCTAAATGGAGGAAACCCCAAGGTCATGCTAACTGGATATGACACAATCCAGCACATATCTGACCTACTGCAATCTCAGGAGAGGTTCATGGATGCAACGGAAATCGTTCCAACACACAACGGTGTGAAGGGCGTTAAGGGTTCAGAAGTCGGCTTTAGGGTTGCTTCTTACTACGGAATCCCATTAATTCCATGCAAGGACATGCCTCAGACAACTTATGCAACCGCTAACAAACTAAGCGACATATTAGTGCTAGACACAGACCATCTATGGCTATCAATGATGAAGCCTACTCAATACTTTGAGGATGGTATCACCAGTGGTAACCCATTCGGTGTCGGAACTCTAGGGAATCAGGGAATGTATAGGACAATGGGCGAAGTCTGCTGTTCCTTCTTCCGTGGACAAGGTAAACTAACGAACCTAACGAGTGCGTGAGGTGGTTAAGTGACATACACAGTTACCATCCTTGCTGACCATAAGGGTTATACGGCCCCCCATGTGTCTGGCGATGAATACTATGTTGATGCATCTTTGGTTGTGACTGATGCTACTTCTGGAGGAGAGGTAATTACTGGTGCTTCTTTAGGATTGAGTAGAGTTAACACAGTGATGATTACTGGGAACTCACTACCAGCAACATACCAAGTCGATGTGGAAATCTCTGTCGCTAGTGCATATGAGAGCAACAGTAGTTTTGCTCTCTTGTTTACTGCGAATGACGGCACAAATGCCGCCGCTACAGGGAACATCACAGACACTACTGTAAGAGTTAGAGTCTACGGACTCATTTGAGTAAAACATAAAGTAGTGGCTCCCATCCTAGAACAACAGGATGGGGGCTATTACCCCTATAATGAAGTGATACTATGGTAAAAGTAAAAAATATTACAAGACGAATTTATAAACAGGATATTCGGGGAAAAACCTATTTTATTAGGCCTGATGAAACAATTGACGTTACTGCACAAGTAGTATGTTGGAGTATGATTGAGGATAAAAGATTACATCTAACCTTTGTTGCAGACGATAGAGAATGGATGGTTCATCGCGCTCCAGAAACACTTAGGAGAAGCCTTGTAAGGCATTTTGGACATTCCGACTGGCATGAACTTATGGACAAATATTTTGGTGGTTCAGAAAGCAGAAGGGCTTCTAGGTTAATGAAGAAAGTAAGGATGCCAAGCATTAGGACACCAAAGAGCCCAAGTATTAAGATACCAAAAAAAGTAGTTCTTGAAAAACCAAAGAAAGAGGTTGTAGAAAAGAAACTTAAGCCTCTTCCTCCCAGACTAGATAAATTAACAGTAAATAACTTAAAAGGACTACTAATAGAGAGAAAACTCCCTACAGAAGGTAGAAAAGCAGACCTCATCAAGACCCTAACGGAGGCGGAGTGATGACGATTTCAAGTGGGATGCTAGATGGTTCGTCAGTAGTGGCTTCACATAGGGCTAAATTGAAGAGTGTTCATGTCTCTACTATTGCTAATTGCATTACTAATATCCTTCTAATCAAAATCTGGGATTCTAGAGCAGAAACAGGCGGTGTTCCTACACCCGGCGGCACACAGACCAAGAGAAAGGAGTTGCTAAGGATTCAAACTAACGAAAATCATAGTTTGGCGGCAACGGGTTGTTTTAACTACGAATGTGATACACATGGGGTAATAGCAAATGAAGGAATCTACGTTGAATTTGTAGATACAGATGGGGCGAGCGCGGCTGCTGCAGGAACCGGACAATGTTATGTTTCTTATGAGTGATTAATATGCCAAGTATAGATACAGATACAAGACTGATAATGACAATACTGTTCGTAGGAGCAGTAAGCGGAACGAACATTTTCTTCTATGCTCAATATGGGGTGACATTCCCATATGGATTCGTAGAACATGCACTATTATTCGGAGTAGTGACGGTAGGTGGGATAATGTGTATTAAGGCATTCTTTGACCTTTTCCTTAATGACTACATAGAAGAGTGGCTTCTTCAGCGTAGGATTGACTCATACTGGCAAAGGATGGCTAGAGAAGAGGATAATAGAAAGAGAGTTAGAGATTCTATTAGGACTTTCCAACAAAGCAACCCAATGTCCAATATTTATGGTGACTCCAACTTACCTAAGATAGAGCCGGAGACAGAAGGGGTAAAACCTACTTTCTTAACTATAGAACAATAGATGTGAGGATTATGTATGGTCAGCGAAATTCTATTCGGAATGGATGAAACCACTCTCGCATATGACTTACAAAGAGCACATTCTGCTGATATCTGGTTCTTGCGCGCTAGATTCTGGTTCTGGAGTATAGTAGCCTGTTGTTCTAGTTTTCTGATAGGACAGATTCTTGCAATTTTTGGCGTGAATACCATTTCAATAGGTTGGAACGGTTTAGTAGATTTCTGGCAACAACTTTGGTGATAATTTGTCAGTGATGGCAGGTTTTGCCATACTTATTGTTGAGGGGTTAAACAAGATATACCAAAGAGTCCATGCTGTTAATTTTGGGATTTATGGCGCTACAAGAGCAGGTAAAACTACAATGCATCATCAATTGAGAACAAGAGGCGAGGTTCCAGATATTCGCAATAGAACAGTAGGAAGAGGTAAGGCAACTAGGAAATTTGTAAAATTAGACGGTGATGGTCATACCGTAAAGACTGCTGATATAGGAGGTCAGACTGTTTACTGGAATGATTGGTTACATGACATGAGAACAAGGAGAGTCAAATACATTATTTTCCTGATTGACGATAGGCACATGGATAAGCATTATGACATTGAACAGCAATTATGTTGGACATTTTTGATAGACACTATTTGTGCCCCTGAATGGAATTTTAATGGTAAGAGAAGGAAGAAACGGGACCATGATTATCCGTTAGCAGTAGGAGTTTGGGCTAATAAATATGACTTGTGGAAAGACAAATATGACCATGATGGCCCAATAGAGAAACATCCTATATTTTCAGCATTTAGAGAAGGGATGCAAAAATTAAATGACAAAGGAATACCCTGTTTTAAATACATTGTAAGTGCTAAATATGACTCAGAAATGGTCTA